CCCCCTTTAGGCCCCTTCAGAAAGTCATAACCGGCTTTACCGAGGCGATACCCCTTGCGTGCAACCACTGCGCCAGCAATCGCGCCTGCCGTCACTGTTAACGTTTTGGCATAGCTCTGAAGCTCTTCCGGTGACAGGGCATTAATAGCGTCCGCAAACTCTTGTAGCGGCCTCGCCAGCTTCAGGTTGGCCCAGCGCTCACCGGCTGTCATCAACGACTGTAGTGCGCCGTTAAAGGTCTGTACGTTGCGGGTGGCCTTTTCGTTGACCAGACCGTCGATGGTGTCAACGGGCGCTTTAAGCTGCGCCTGCTTTTCTGGGTCAGCGAATGACTTCGCGAACTTCAACGTATCGCCATCGAAGATGGTTTTCAGGTTGCGCTCTTTGTACTTTGACCGTTCACCAATACTCAGCATCAACTCATTAGGTGAGACCAGCTCGCCTTTTGACTTGTCCTTCCAGACCTTGACGCCGTTGCGCTCCATCGTGCGGAGTTTTTCGCGGTCTTTGGTGGCGGCATACACCTGCTGCAAAGCGGCCGTGACCTGCGCGTCACTACCAAATTCCGAGCTACCCAAACGCTGCATTTTCAGCAGTTCAAGCATCTCGCCGGAACGGTTCCAAGACGTGCCCTTTGTCAGGCTTAAAATGCCGTTGACCTGCTCATTGATGTTGCCGGTGCCGACGACCGACAGCGACGCAACGCCATCCAGCACCTTCATCATTTCCTCAGAGGAGCGAATACCATCATTCCACATGGAGGCCACGAGCTGGCCGGACGCTTCGGAACTGAGTCCGATGCCCTTGATGGCTGCCGCGATTTTATCCATGTGCGCGATGGCCGCGTCCGGGCTATTGGTTTTTTCAAGGAAGATATTGGCGGCGGAAAGTAACTCCCCCTGAACCATCTTGTAGTCGGCGGCATTTTTCCACAACGCGCTGTCAAACGCGGCCGCTTGGTCGGCAACCATGTTGTAACGCGTACTGACTTCGGTGAGCTGCTGCTGCGTATTACCGACGTTCTTGGCGAGCATCATCATACCGCCGCCGGTCACAAGACCGGTCAGGCGGTTATCAAACTTGTCCAGTGCGCCATTGGCAAGCCCCATCGCTCCCCGAAAGACGCGCATAGACCGGGAGCCATCCGCACCCAACGAGCGGATAGATGCCCCGAAGCGGCGCGCCTGCTGGGCGACGTTCCCGGTCAAATCAACAATAAATCTTGCGCGGTTCTGGCTGCTCATCAGGCTTCCAACCATGTAAAATAACGTACCAGACGGGACAGGGGCAGGTTAAACGCCCATTCAACACCGTTTAACCGCATCCCCACTTTCAGAGCAGCGCGCTCAATATTACGAACGCGCCGCAAACTATCGCCCCTCGCGTTCCACCGCAGACGACAACGACTGCTCTTGGTGGTTAAAGATGGCCGACTCCAGCGCTGACAAATCCTCTATGGTGAGCTTGCCCAGCTCGGCGATAGAGATAGGGCCATTAATCGGCCCAATGCGTTTAACCGCGCGGCGCATCAGCTCATAGGTCATACGAGAGGGGGATTTCACCAGAACGGGGCCGTTACGGGATTCCACCACGCGCTCACTGGCCGCGTCCGCATCAATCATGTGTTGCGCCGTCAGCTCCTGAATATCCACCTCACGGTGGTATTCCTCGCCCACCTTCAGACCAGTGGTTAAGGTCACGGTCGTACTCATAGTTCTTGCGCCTCCGTAGCTTCAAACGTAGTTGAGATATCCCCACCGCCGGACAAGGTAGACTGTCCGGTATTCCAAGCTCGCGACATCAAAAGACGCTTACCAATATCGGTTTCAAAAATGATAGTGGCATCCACCATACCGTTGATATCCGCCAGCGACAGCGTGGTATGATTGGGAAACGTCGCCTGTACGGTGGCCTGTAGCGGCGTTTCTTTAAAGCCGTACACCTTGTAACCAATCACCGGCGAGCGCTGTTGCCCGCCGATAGTGAAGGTCGCACCGTCAAGGGTGGGGTATTCCTGCCCGTTGACACGGACAAAGGCTTTCCCCTGATACTGCAAATTACTTCCAGCCATTTAGGCCCCCTTAAAGTACAAACTGAATTGCATGGGCATAGACTCGGAACTGGTTGACCAAATCCTCGTTGCTACGCACATCAAGACGATTGCGGTCGTCGGCATTGCGCTCGACAATCAACGTCGATTTAAACGCCTCAAAGTTCTCGACAAGCCCCTTTTCCTCAAGCTCAGTAAAGAGCGCGAGTAGCTCATCGGTGATGATGCGCGGTGTCACCATCGGCTGACCGGGGCCAAAGCGCGTACCGTCGTCCGCAAGCTTATGACGCGGAAACTTCTGCGTAATGCGAGTACGAATGGCGTAACGGATGTATGACAGGGTCGCAATGGTTTCCACATCCAGATAGCTCGGGTCAGGACTGCCGTACTTGTTGACGCGGTACATGGTGATACAGCGGTCAATCTGGACATACCCGCCCGCATCTACGCTGTAGACGCTGACACCGTCATACAGATGCAGGTTGCGCTCCTGCCACGTCCAGCGGTCGGAAACAGACGGTGGTTTTAGGCCGGTCAACGTCAGCGTTTGTAGTGGTCGCGCCGGGTCAATGGCGAGCGACTTCACCGACACCGCCGCCAGCACTGACGCCCAGATGTACGCCGGTTCGGGGGCGCGGTTGGTGCCCATCGTGCAGAACAGGTAATCGTTGCGCGCCGTACCAAAGGCCGATGTCTGCGCGTAAGTGCCGCGATAGGCCATAAAACAGGTGCTGTCGATTTGGCGCATCCCGCCCCAGCGGCTGACGAACTCGGCAGACAGCAGGTCAAGGTTGGCCGTATCGGTGAACGGGTTAACCACAAACTGCCACCACGTCTCACCAAAGGCGGCAATGGTCGCCCCCAAATCTGGATTACCTACACCGCCCGCCATCGGGGTAATGGTGCAGCCCACGCCTTCGGGGAGCATTTCACCGGTGTAGTAGTTAATGCGCAGGTCAATGTCGTTACCGGTCAGCCCCGACCATTTAGCTGTGAAGGTCACTTTCGCATCAACCACCCCAGCCGTTACGGGCAGCGAGGCATCATCATTGACGACTGTCGCGATTTTCTGTGCCAGCGCAGCGGCCGTGTCACCCACCTTGGCGTTGACGTAGGCTTTTACTCCGGCAATCATCAGCGTGATTTGACCAGCGGTCGTGCAGGGACCCGTCAAGACAATCGTGCCGGTGGCACGGGTGCCGTCTTCATCATCATCCACGGCCAGACACCACAGGTCAGCGGTCGGATTGGCGTTGATGAACGCACGGGCCATAGTCGCCAACTGCGACCCCTGACCAAAGGCGTCTGTTGCTGCATCAGAGCGCGTAATGCGCATAGGCTCCCCGGCTGATACGCGGCCAGATGACAGGCGCAAGCCCAACATCAGCGTACGGTATTGCAGCGCAGGCGTCCCCTTTACCGCGCCGCTGTTATCGAATTCGATATACGCCAGCGGAACACGTACCGTATTGTCGATAGTCTCATAAGCGATGCTCATGACTTGACTCCCTTTTGTGTTTTTGCGGGTGCCGGGTTGGCGTCGCTATCAACCAACACCACATCACCGTCACGTAAGCGGCGCTGCCAGTAACCGAGATTGGGCTTGCGCTCCCCCTCGGTTTTCAGCGGTTCATTGGTTTCAGGGTCACGCACGACGCGCCCTGAAACGGGTTTGATATGCAGTTCGTTCATTGGTCATAAAGCCCTGTATTAAGCGATTCCTGCTCCGGTGTGCCGTCAGGCTCCGCCCATTGGTGGAAGTAGGTATCAAAGTTGCCGATATCACCCTCATCCACACTGACCGGCTGGACGTGAGGGATATCAAAATAGAGTCCGCAGACCACAATGCCCGTTTTGGCACTGGTGTCGGTGTAGAGGTTGGCGGCTTGGGTGAACACCGCCCCCATGCAGGCAGACTCAAGGCGACGGTTATTCAACAACCCAATCAAACGGTCGTTAATGTCATGTGCGGCAATCGGGTCGCGTGGCTGCGCCGAAAGCGCACCGGCCACGGAAAACAGCGCCCATGAGCTGATAACGGTATCGGGGCGGGAACTTGGGCGACTGCCTATCCACGCCACGTAAACGGCGGGCGAGGCCATCACAATTCGCCTGACGGTCGTCTCCGTCCACGCTCCGGGAAGACCCTCAACTTTTTTAAGGGTCTTGCCAAACGCCTTTTTGACGAGCGCTATCAATTCGGCTTGAATGGCGGCAGTGCGCGGAACAACGATATCCATCAGATAAACCCCTTTGAACCTTTACGCGTCCAGACCGAGCCTGCCGACTCAAAGACGACCACATCACCAGACTCCGGTACTTGGTCATCAGCCGTTAAGCCAAAGCTGATATCACCCGCCCCGACCTTTTCCAGAAAACGAATAGTGGCCTCATATTCTTTCTCGGCTTTTTCTGTCGCCGCGCCACTTTCCAGCGCGTAACGCGCCAGAATGCAGGTGTGGCGGATAAGTACCGCAGGCACCTTTTTAAGCGGCAACAGGAGCCGAACGTCGATATAGCCATCGATAGCAGCAGAGGCATCGGCAAGCGCGGTTTCAATCACCTGCTCGACGGTCTGTAGCGGCTGTCCACTATCGTCACAGTCAATCTTCTCTTCCGCTAAATCGCGAAGAACGTCGCGACCGTAACGGACGTTCATGTCAGCAACGGTCGCGTAAGCCATTACTTCACCCCATGCACATCTAAGGCGGCCTTGATGTCATCCGCGCTCAAGTCAGCGCGCACGAACTCGCGCCATTGCTTTAGAAGCGGCGTGCCGGTTTTGGTAAACCACTTCTCGCGCGGCTCAATCTTGCAGGCCATGACTGCCGCAAGCAGGCGCTCATCCACAGGCGGTGGGACTTGCTCGCCGACCGGCTCAAGGTTTTCAGGGATAGGGGTACTCACAACGTCCTCGCCGCCGCTCTCCGCCACCGCTGACAGAACGTCATCGCGCATCGCGGTTAACTGGCTGGATGGTAAGACGTTATCAACCATGAACCCCGACGCCGAACCCTCCTCACCGGAAGGAGCGGGCGGAATATCATCGGCGATAACCGACACGTGCAGGCGCGGATCGCCCTCCAGTAATGCCCACTGTTGCGCGGTAACCGGCGGCAGCGTGTTTTCACCGCGATTAAGGCGGAAACCCGCGCGGCAATAGCCGTCGTGAGCCGTGTTGACCACCAACACGCCCACCACCTCAACCGCCTCAGCATGTTCAATATCGTTTTGCATAGCATTTCGAGTCCTTTAAGTGCGTGATAAACGGGGCGCAAACCCCGTTTAAACCGGGTTTAAACGCGCGTTAACGCAGCCACGGAACGACGACGATTTCGACGGCCTTGTAGTTGATGTTGCTTTCACCTCCCGCCTTGTTCTCCGCCTCAACCACACGCTTGGCAGCAGCACGGTTTTGTGGACCAACAACCAGCAGGTTAGGCACAATCCCTAGCGGGCGGCCTTGAGAAGACTCCAACAGCATCATGGCGGTAATAGCGGCGTTGAGGTTGTCCTCGTTAAGCTCAGCTTTGGAGGCAAACGCCTGTTGCCAAAAGCCATAACCAGCGGCGACACGAGCATCAACACCGTAAAGGAAGTTGTCAGTCATGAAGACTTTGTCGGAGCTAGCCGGATCGGTTTTAGCCTGAAGGCGATAGTCGCGTCGCTTTTGAAACAGCAGCGGCTTTAACGGACGTGAGGTGTCCAGCAGATACCATGCAGAGCCTTCACCCGCCTGCATGTTGGAGACCATCTTCTCACCGACGGGATGGTCGGTATCAAAGAAGTTCTGCTTGTCGTAACACGGTTGTGTAAAGCCGTTTGCCAGCAGTTGGAAGACCAACTCGTCGGGGTGCGAGGCCGCCGCATAACCCATATCTTCAAACTTCGGCATCAGCACGCCGTAGGTATCATCTTCGATATACTCAGCGAGAATACCTTCGGTGGCTTCGTACTTGACGTTTTTCACCGTGTAGTCGCTGATGGACATCTCTTTAACATCACGCTCACCCACCCACTCTTTTAGGCGAGTAAACTCCCCCAGCCACGCGTAGTTCTCGGAGCCGGACGTCGATGGAACGATAGTCGCGATACGCTCATGAAGCGGGGTGTAGTTACCACGCCCGGTGTTAAATGCCGTATTGACGGCGGTATAGAGTGCCGCTAACGCGGCTTGTGAAATTTCCATAGCGTGATTAACCCTTCATTTGTGCTTTTTTGGTGGCGAGGTATTTAGCCTCAGAAATGCCCGTTGCCGCACATACCGCCCTTTCCTGAGCAGACAGGGACGCGATACTGACGGTCGATTTCGGCGGGG